ACTTCTAAATTAAAAAAAAATTTTTAATTACAAAAATTATTTTAAAAATATTATAAAAAAAAAGGCACGAAATTAATCATGCCCTTTTAAATTCCTTTGTTTGCCAGTATTATAAAGGAATATCTAATTTTTCAATATTATCTTTTCCAATCCAATTATTTTCTAAGTCAATGACTTTATAATTGTATTTAACTAAAAGATGTATTGCACTATTAATCTCTCTAGATTTGGTTCTAAAATGATCAAAAGTTTCACCCTCAATGGCTTGTGTTTTATTTTCAAATGCCATTAGAATAAAATTTAAAATGGCAAATCATTACTAGCTTGACTGGATTCACTAGCTTTTGATTCTTGTTTAGGTTGCCAAGTATTTATCTCACCATAGTATTTACCACTTTGAGATTTTTTTAGATCTATATTAACCCAGCCATTTTTAGTGTGTTTATCTAAAAAAGGTTTGAACTCATCAACCTTAACACTAAGATTGCCAATTACAAAATCAGGTGCATTGTCATTTCTTTTGACAATTAAACCCTCAGTAAAAATTTTTTCATTTGCTTCCATATTATTATTTTAAATTAAATTGATTATTGATTTTAGTTCTATATTCTTTTTTCATCTTATAATTAGCAACTACCTTTTCGGCTTGTTCTTTAGTGCCTTTAAGTGTTGCAATTAATTGAGTTTCATTTAACCAATCTCTTACATCTTTAGTTTGGTTTTTTACAGCTGTTTGAACCTCATCAGCTGATGCTATGGCGGTATCTATACCAATACCCAAGTAACCTAATGCCCTACCTAAAGCACTAGTAAAACCATTTTCAACAAATGATGTTTTATTAATATAGCTTGAATCTCTATATTCTTGAGCATGAGCAACTGCCATTTCAAATCCATCTGGATTTATTATGGTTACTTTAAATAACCCCTCTTTGTCATCTAAGGAAACTACATCCTCAGATATTCGCCACCCTTTGTATTGTGGCTGGGATCTAAAGAATATCAATCTTTCATTGACTGTAATATATTCTTTTCCCTTAATGTTTACTGATTTCATAAATTAAAAGTATTAAATTAAACGTTTTATATCAAATCCAGAGTTTTTAAGTTTCGTAATGTCATCAACAGTTAACCGCCCTGGATTCTCAATTTTGCTTTTAAGTGTTGGCATAGTACAACCTAAGATTGTACAAATTTGGTATCGCTTAAATCCTAATCTTTTAAGCTCATTCCTAAAATGAATTTCAAATATCATATATATTATTTTTACACAAAAATAAAAAAATATTTTTAAATAAAAGAATTATTTTAATTTATTTACAAAATGAAACCCCTAAAGTGTTAGGCACTAAAGGGGTTTCGCAGCAAACAAGGAAAAGAAAAAAGTTTAAAATTTTAAAACAAAAGTAGATGATAAATCATCATCTTGATTTGGTATGTGCATCACTATGCTGTATGTGTTTTTCTTAACATTATAACTCATTGAATCAATATAACAACTAACTGGCTCTTGTAATATACTAGAACCAAAATTAACCCATATTTTATTATGTAATCCTAAAGGCAATACATTATTGTTATATAAATCGCCCTCATATCTAAGTACAAAATCTCTGTAATCATTTATAACTTGTTGAGTTGTAATTTGTTCTAATGATTTTAAATAATTTGTTTTGTCTCTTGATCTATACCAATCACCAAAAACTTTACCATATTCCTCATTAGTTAGCACCAAACCATCTAAATTAAGAACACCAGAAAAATTACCAGTTCTTTTCCTTATAAATTGCAATAAATCAAATTTTTCAAATATTTCAGATCTTTGGCCGCTAGAATTTATATATACTTTATCGAATATTATTGAATCCCAATGTGTATCTGTAAATCCTGATGTGCTACTAACTTGGTATGGATCATATAAATAAAAATATAATCTCCAAGCATTATTTGGCAAAGAACCAATGTTAAATGTATATGACTTCCATCTTCTATTATTAACAACCTCAACTTCATTGATTGTAGCTGTTGTTGTCCATGTATCGTTAGCACCCCAGTATCTAGTAGCTATTGGCGGATCACCTGGTATTGTAAAAGCTACTGCTTTAACTTGCCATCTAAAACCTCTTGTTTGACCAGATGTTGAATTAAAAAAATTATTTAGTTTTAAGCTATAACCTATAAAATCTGATCCAGATTCATCAATATAATTTGCTAGTTCAGCTGTAACACTAGTTCCGCTAGCTGATGTTTGTATATTAGTTGATTTTAAAGATGCATCACCTTGAAAACTAAAAGTATTATCAACACTGCTATTTGTTAATGTCCATCCTGATGTTCCAAATTCAAACCCAGAATTACCTATAATATTAGTGCTGAAAAACCCAGCCATATTAACAGATTGTGTATATTGCTTTATTGGTCGCAAATATTCTTTAGTTAAATTGTTGCCAATAGGTTGTAAATCGCTTGGAATTATTGATAAAACATCAACTGTACTTGTTGATTGATAAGTGCCGGCTGAATTGTATATATGAAATTTTATGTCCTCATCATTATTAGTTTGTAAACTAGATGTCTCAGCGGCCCTAATACCAGTTGGTATTGTGCCACCATTAGCTGTTGATGCACTTGTATCTTTTACCGATTGTTCACTATAACTTGAATTGTTAATTATATACCATCTGCCATAACTTTGGAAAATTCTTGAGTTTGTAAATTTTAACATTTGCTCCAAAACTTCTTTACAATTTTTTGGATCAACACCATCTGAAAAAAAACTACTAGCAGCACATGATGCTTGGTCAATTACGTTATAACCACTTGTTGCACCATCTCTTTGTATATCATTTGACACATAAATATCAAAACCTAAATCTATATTTTCTAAAATTTCATGTATATGAACCATAAAAACCCCAGCAAGTTCATTGCCACTTGAATTAACTAATGGCTGAGTAAAGCCATCTAAACTACCTAAACCATCATAACCTCTTAAAGTTATAGGATAAGGAGTTGTTGTAACAGCTTCTTGAAACTGATCAACTAATAACCAACCTTGCCAATAGGTTTGATAATTATTACCAGAATCTTTATAAGAAATTTTTATTTTATATTCTCGTTCATCTGCATCATAAAAATTATCATAATTTGTTAAATCTGTAACAAAAAGATTTATTTGACAAGTTGAGCCGATTATAGGATCATAAAAATTATCATCTTGATCCCATGTAATTTGTAAAGGATCATCTGTTGCTACTAAATCATATACTGGTCCGGTATCGCTATAACCATCTTTTAAAATTTCTATTTTTTTGCCATTGCCAAGTACATCTGAAAACTCTAATCTAAATTTTACCTCGTATGCCATTATTTAATTCTATTTCTATTTCTATCTGCTCTTTGTAATGCAACAACTAGATCTTGACCTTTAAGTGCAAATTGGCCGCTTACTTGTACGTTTGATGAGCCACCTCTATCACCAATCATTGATTTTAATTTATCTAAAGGAGCTATTACCTCAGGGTTGGAAGATGCTCCTGGATACTCTCCGACTAAGCCAAGAGTTGGCCCAGATACAATACCGCCTTTGTCAAACCCAGTTATTTTAGAAAATATAGCACCAAATTTAGTCGCTGTATCTCCTATCCTACCTATGCCAATACCGCCTAATAAAGTGCTTAAAACTAAAGCAGCAACAGCGGCAGCAACTAATTTTTTAATTAAACCAAGTAACATTTTGCCAAGTGATTTAATTGCATTTTCACCATTTAACATCCCCTCAAAAGCTGCGGCAAACATAAATGGCATTTCATTTGCTATATGTTCTAAAACATTTCCTAATTGGGTTGTTTTTTTTACAACTGGATCCATTGATTCTAATAAAACAGTTCCAACAATTTCCACACTTTCGCCAACTTTTGCTAACCCATTTTTAACAGTAATAGCATTAACACTAACAGCTTTTAATTTAGTAGATGTAGTTTCTAAAGCAGTATTTGTGTTAGCAATAGGAGTTATTATTTTTACATTAGTTTCGCCAAGTTTAGCAAGTTCTTTATTATTTTTTTCGGTTTCCTCTTTTTGTTTTTTTAATGCGGCATTTTGATCAATTAATTGTAATGTAGCAAATTTAGAATATGAGCCGCCTGATTTTAAAATGTTCTTAAAAGTTTGCCATTTACTAATTAGCGGAGCCATTTTGTTACCCATTGTAACAAGATAACCAGTCAAAGCCACTACCGCAGTTGCAATAGCAATAAATGGATTGGCCATCATTGCTGCTGTTAATTTAACGAAACCACCTTTTAAAGTTAATGTAGCTATTTGCAAAGTTGCAAAACCACTTCCCATTATACCAATTATTGATGTCAAACTTCCGACAGCTAATAATAATGGCCCAATGGCAGTTACAAACAAGCCAAATGCAATTATTATTTTTTGTGTTGTGTCATCAAGATTTGTAAACTTATTAAAAAGGGTTTCAATTCCACTTGCTATTTTTTCAATAGTAGGTAAAAGTTTATCTAATAATACAGTACCTACTTTTGCAAAAGATTCTTTAACACCATTTAAAGATTTTGTTAATCTAAATGATGCGCTTTTAGCTGTATCATCAAATGCTTTTTTTGTTGCGCCTTGAGCTTTATTTAACTCATTAAATATTTCTTTTGTAGTTTCAGCACTTGCACCAGTTAAATCCAAAACACCTCTTAATGCTCTAATGTTTGGAAAAACTTCAGCTGCCGCATCACTATTTTTATCAAACTCTGTTTTAAGAGTTTCTAAAACACTTAATAACCCCTCATCTTTTATTTGTTGTTTTAAACCGGCACTTGACAATCCCATTTCAGACAATGCCTCCTCAGCTTGTTTTGTCGGTTTTAGTAACCCAGATAAAATACTATTTAATTGTGTTGCACCTTGTGCTGCATTAGTACCGGTTCTAGACATGGCAGCCATAGCAGCACCAACCTCATTAAAGCTAACCCCCATATTAGATGCAACTGGCAACACTTGGCCCATAGATGCGGCCAAATCTTCACTATTTAATTTACCCTCACGAACTGCCGCTGTTAATACATCTGTTGCCGCTTCTGCCGATAAGGTTTCACTTCCATAAGCATTAAGTGCTGATGTTGCCAAATCAGCAACTTGAGCTACATCTCCTAAACCAGCAGCACTAGCTTTAGATGCCGCTTCTAAAACTGCTATTGCCTCAGCACCCTCTAAACCAGCTGATGCAATAAAAAACATAGCATCACTTGTTTGTTTTGATGACAAACCAGTTTCTTTAGCCATTCTTCTAGATGCATTTGAAAAATCTTGTAAATCCTTTTCAGATGCACCAACTAATGCTTTTATCTTAGTTATGTTTTTATCAAAGTCAGCTCCCATTTTAATGGCAGCACCACCAGCAATAGCTAATGGTAAACTTATTGCAGATAAACTTGAGCCGACTGACTTCATTTTATCGCCAAATTGTTTTAATTTGCTAGATGCTTGTTGAAAGCCAGTTAACTGTAAATCTAATCTTAACTTTGCCATGAAATATTTTTATGTAAAAATACAAAAAATCTAGCCACTCTTTTTTTTAGCTTCTAGTTTGTCTAATCGTTTTTTAAATTTTAAATATTGTTCTTTTGTTGACTTTGCTTTGCCTCTAGCTAAATAAACATCTTGAGGCAATGGGAAAAGTTTATCTGGTGTAATCATTTGAGCTTTTTTGTTACAATTTACATTATATAACATAGTTGCAATATACCTTGATTGTTCCCATAGCATATTGTTTTTAATCATATATGATTCGCCAAGTAAATGATTTTCTTTCCAAGTATTTTCCCAAAAAATGTTTGGCATTATCCCAGCTTGACCAATATAAAAATCAAGTAAACTATCCCAAGTCAGCTGGGTATTTACTTTCCCTCTTTTGTAGCTTTAGTAGTTTTTTTGATATTTCTAGCAACTCCCATATTAAGATCATTGCCTAATATTCTGGATTGCATCATTGATGTAACAATATCATTCAAATTTTCTGCATCAAAATCTTCAAGCCACATTCCAACTTTAAACTCATTGTAATCAATGTCATTCCCTTGTTCTTGATCATGTGCTAATAAACCAGAATATATTAAAGATCTAATGCCTTTTATTGATATACCGCCATTAAATACATCCCCTATTTTATCAAGAGATACATCCATTTGCTCAGTAAAGTTTGACCAGAAATTCATTGAAAAATGCATAGTTCGCATTTTGCCGCCTATTTTTAAGGTATAGTAACCTCTTTTTTTGTTTGCCATATTTATATATTTATAGGGGTATAGTTTCCTCAAGCCATACCCCTTTTTATTTTATATCTTAATCAACTAATCTTAGTTAGTTTTTGAGATAGTTCCAGTCGTTGTAATTGAACCGCTATAAGTTGCTGGTGATTCCATTTCAGCACTCATTTCAATAGAGCTGATAAATCCAGATCCAGAAAATATAGGATCAGTAGCATCAGCAGTTGCAAAACTCCAAGTAACTGATCTTCTATTAATTAAAACATCACTTATATCAGCAGCATTAGCATCATCATCATAAGCAACTAACCCCTCAAAACTAAGCTCACCGCTGATCACACCAGCGATAACTTCTTGGAATCCATCTGAATCTTTAGTTGTTGCCTCAGGTAAATCGTTTGAAAGTGATAATGTACAAGATGTTGAATGTCCAACAGCAGTTGCCGCAGAAATTGATGTCCCATCATGGATTTTTAGAATTAAATCTGTTCCGTTAAATACTCCACTTGTCATATTTATATTTTTTTTAAATTATTAATCTTTAACAAATATACAAATAAAAAATTTATACATCTTCCCAGTTATCTGCTATATCTTCCCACTTAGCAAAGACATTATCCCAAGTCAAACCTTGACTCGGATCTGTTATTGTAAACACTCCAGTCAAGTTAATTTCTAAATTAAAACTAGTAGCTTTTTCGAACTCAGCAGTTTCATCAACTGATTGCACAAACCCCTCACCTCTAAGTAAAAATTTATTATTTGCAATATCTTTAAAATAAAATACTGCCTTTTCCTTAGTTATAACCATTTCAGATAATTGGCTAA